TTTTCCATTTCCAATTGCATACGCTCTGGCAACATTTCACCAGCCTCAACTTGTTCTTGGAAAGCTTTTGCGGATTCTTGCATAGAAACAGTCATTTCTTGCTCAGCCATTTTCAATTGCTCCTCAACCTTAGACTGTATTTCAGCTAGCTCCTCTTTGCTCGGAAGTTTTTGATAAAAAACATTACAATATTTTGTACTTTCTCTTTCATAACATTCAAAATATTCTATTAAATCTTCTTGCTTACCATCTTTATCGTAAGCCATAGTTATATCTTTATATTGAAAATCATTTGATTCTGTTGCCCCTTTAGTAAAGCTTTGATCGGACGCAAGGCTATTAGAGGCTTTTTTTATTTTAACACTCCACTCAGGATGCATATGAATTAATTGCGTTTTAGGTAAAACTTTTCTAACAATAATATGACTTGCATCTCTATATAAAGGATCTCGAGATTTAGGATCTATAAATACATCAAACGGGTCTGGTTGTTGAATAACAATTTCTCCCATACCATTATCAGCATTTGGATCAACACAAACTTGTAAAAATCCGACACCCTTAGTTATAGAATCATTAATAACATTTGAATATAAAGTTTGCCCATCTGAGTTATTCCAAACATAATCAGCTACATCAGCAAATAACGCTGCTACATCTGAATCTGATTGCTCTACTCCAACAGCCTGCCACCTGGGGGAATTGCTGGTAGCGTAATAATTTAACATTTCTACTACTGGTATAATTCTATTAACTGTAAAAGTTGGCATACCTTGATCTTCAAGAGCATTCTTTTCCTCTTCAGTTAATTGATTGTCAAGATAAAAATCATGCCCTTTTTGATTTACAGTCTCCCATCTTTGACGAGGACTATCATTTATAGCATCAAATAATTTTTTTATTCTTAAAGCTTTTTTATCTGGTTTTTTAGCCATTATGCAAGCACCCAATTTTTAGGTCTATATTGTTTTTTATGGAATGTACCATCTTTCTCCATTACCAAGTTTTTTGGCGGACTAGCATATTTTACAGCATATGCTAAAGCATCTATAGTATCATCATGAGCCATACGTGGTTCGAATGTAATAATTTCTCGATGAAGATCGTAATGATTTTTTTTAATAAATACTTGACCTATACTAAAACGTTGTGCTAATATCTCCTGGATTCTATCTCTTTTAGACAATCTTGTCCCAGGTTTTTCCTCTTTCCACCTCACTGAAAAATCATTTCTTCTCATAGATTCACTTCTTAGCGCCTGAAAAATAGGTCTACTCATAGTTGTTTCCTCTACTGTAAATAAACTTGGGCGATACTTATGAGCAAAATCAAACATAATATCAACAATTCCAGATTTCCCTTCTCCAACGATAGCCATGACTGGTAGACTCCTCTCTCTAACATAATCAAGAACATATAGATTATTATTAGAATCAACTGCAACAGCCATAATGACCGAGTAGTCACTATCTCTCCTATTAATATCTGTTGCTGGGTCAACCCCAACATAGATATTGACTGGCCTAAGATCGTCGTCATGAAAAATATAAGAAATACCATGATCTTCAATGTATTCATAATTACCCTCCCAATACTTTATATGTCTACTATTAAATACAGAATCTTCTTCAGATTGAACTTCCATCATGTATTCTTGATAAAATTTACTAGGCATCCCAGAATCACGATAAAATTTCTTTTTTTCTTCTAGTTTCTTCTTGGGAAACCAAGAGTCTCACAATGGGTTACCTTTATTATCAATTGCTTTATAAGTCTTTACAGTCCAAGCAAAATCTTTTTTATCTTTTTGAGCTCTCTCATGATTTGTCAATAAATTATTAATAAAACTATCAAAATGAACAGGTGTACCGTTAATACGCAACCTGCCAGTATGAGGCTCCAAAGCAGGATAAACAACCGCAGTGATAAGGTTTGCGTTTTTTGATCGAGCTTCTGGAGTAAGTGTATTATTCTCATCTTCAAAATCATCCAATATAATTAGGTCATAACGTTTATGTAACTTAGCACCACCTCTGATACCAGATACATTCGATTTAGAAAGAAGCTTACAGCCATTAGATAATTCTATATCTTCCTCTGTCCACTTTCTTCCTTTTAGGTTTCCAAAATAATATTTAATTTTATCATTAAATTCTAAATGTGTTTTTACATAATCCATATTACCAGCTGCTAATTTTTGAGTAGCAGATACCCAGCCATAGAACAAAGGCTCTTGTGAGAAACAAAACTTATGTAAAATATCACATTTTGTTAATACAGTCTTACCATGACCCCTGGGCATAATAACAGCTAATTGTTTACACTCTTCATTCATAATACAGTCTGCTATCTCATAATGAAACCAGGGAGTTTCACTTCTTAAAAAATCATCTGGTAAAAATAGTTTGCCAAAAGCAATCATATCTTTATGCGCCATTACTAGAGCCTCTTCTGCTTTAGATACGTTATTTTTGTTTATGTTCGCCATCTGTTTGACTTAAATCCTTTAACCCTACAGGGTTATCGTTTGGTTGTCTATTATACTCATCAGCAGTTGTAGGTTCCCATAATTCTTCCATGCAAGGATCACACAAACCGCTAGAGTTCATAGTAGGGGTGTCACAATTATTACAATGATAAGGAGTTGGCATTAGATTTCTCTTTCTTTAATATTGAACTGATACATAAGCCATAGGAGTGGAGTTGACAACAAGTTCTGGGGCAAAATTAGCTCCGACACCAATGTATTCACCTCTAATTTTTTTACCGCCCTCAATAACAATAGGCTGGATACCAGACCATATAACGCTATCGTCAACCATAATATATGCGTGAAAGTAAGCATCATAGCTTCCTTCTTCTATTTGATATATATAATAGGTGAAGACAGGTCGCCATGTATTTACACCATCCTGTTCAGCGTATGTGTTAAAATATATAGGTACTTTATTTTCTGCATCAACAATTCTTCTCTCGACAGTTAGATATTTATCTTCACATCCCACGTAACAAACAGTTAGAAAAATAAAAAAGGCTATACATATAATAAATTCAACTAATGTTCTCATTCCTTTTTTTTCTTTTTACCCCAGCTGAGAGGATTGATGTTAAATTCTTTTTGATAGAACTTAACTTGCTCCTCCATAATTTCAAATTTTTCGTTTTCTTCTTCGATATGTCTTTCCACCAACTCTTCAATTTTTTGATTAGCTTCTGGTATTTCAACATTTTCAACCCTTTCAATTTTTGCTTCCAAGATCGCAAAACGATTTTCATGTGCTTGATATACTTTTCCAAATCCATATATTCCTCCACCTACAACAAGAACCATTGGCAAAAGAGTATCCCAACCAAACGGTAAGGTTATCCCTTGCTTGTCTGACATTGTTTTGGCGAATCTATCATTACTTGTTCATATAGTTCTAAAGCAATTAATTGCCTTGCAGCTTTAGATCCCATATTAGTATTTGGATGACGATCCAATACTTTTTCAAATCTTTTTTTCAAATCAACACCATCCTTTATAACTGTAAAGGTAGTTATTATTTCATCAAATCTTTTCATTACGGTTCTAAAATTTCTATATCTTTTAAATCTTTTTCGGTTATATTAGGCGTGACAATTGGTAGTTTGGTCATAAGGTTTGCTATTTGCCTATTTGTATACCCATGTTTTAAATCTTGTAAAGCCTCATTTGCCATTTCATTTATACCTTTAAACTCTGGCGGTTTATAAACAGATTGTTTAGGTATATCTATTTCCCTTATAGTTCTACCTGGTTGTAAACCACCAGTAGCTCTAGTAGCCATAATTTTAGAATATGTTTCAGTAGGATCTTGTGCATATTCTGCAGATTTTGCAGATATTCTAGGAACGTCACCGTCTCTATAACTTCTTATATATTTCCCATGTTTTGGTGTTTTCCATTGATTTTCTTTCATCACAGCTTTCATCTTAGGAGTAATTTTGGTATTTCCATAGGTAACATAATGCATAAACTCTTCAGCTAATAAAGGAATAGCACTTCTCTCGTCAATATCTTTTATAGTATTTCTATTTAAAAATATTTTATCTTCAGTAGGGTCCCATACCGCATCAATATTCCCCTCAACATCTTTTAAATATTCAGGTCGTTTTTTATTTATATCTTTAGATGATATAATTGTATTATCACCAATTTTTGTATCATCAATTTCATCTAGTCTTTTTAAATAGCTTCTTTGAAGATCTATTGTTTCATCCCAACTATCTGTAAAATTATCTAAAGCGTTCTGAAATTTAGGGCTAGATATATAGTCTTTTAAATATTCAACTACTTCAGGAACTTTTTTATTAATTATTTTCGCTCCCTTACCAACCATTTTTCCACTAACACCAGGAACTAAGGCAAAAGCAGCTTCAAGAGCTACATCTTCTTTTGACTGTGGTACGAAAAAATCTATCATATCTGCAACACGATCCTCTTGCAATTTTGCTTTCTCTGGATCGTCTGGATATCTAGAAGCGAGAGTTTTCCACTCTACAAATCTTCTACCTAAGCTTTTTTCTTCAGTTTTTTTCCCGTTTGCCAACTTTTGACTCCTCTATAAGATCTGGTCTTTTAGCTGTTAATAATTGATCGTCTTCAAATCCTTGAAATACAGCTCCAGTGACCTGAGTTATTTTACTCTTAGGTACTACATCTGCCGCATCCCACAACATTT